TGGACGTAGGCCCCGGTCGCGCGCTCGCGGCCCGCGGCTTCGGCATAGACCCCGGTCTTGCGCGCGATGCGGGCGCGCTGGTGCAGGTCTTCGGCCTGCACTTTGTAGCCCCACGCTTCACGCGCCGCATTCGTCCGAATCGTCAGCGCGTCGAGCTCACCGAGAAACGCGGTATCGCTCTGGACGTCGACCGCCGAGCCCGAGGCGACGTCGATATTGGCCGCGCCGAACCCGGCGCGCTGCGCGCCGATCATGCCCTTCACGCCGGCGCGAAAGCGCGACTCTTCCTCGACGCCGCGGGTCAGCGCATCGTCGGCCTGCACTTGGGCGACGGCGGCGTTGAAGTCGGCCAAGTCGGCTTGAGCGTTCGCGGCGCTTTGATTCGCGGCGCCTTCTTTCTTCGCGGCTTGGGCGGCGCGATAGCTCTGATAGGCGCCCATCACCAGGCCGCCGACGACGAGCGCGGTCATGACAGCCACGGCGATTAGTCTTTCTTCTCGCCGTAGAGCGCGTCTTTGATCGTCTCGCGCGCCGCTTCCGGTTCGAGACAGCAGTCAGTGATCTGGAGCGAGAGGCTCTGCCGTTTCTTCTTATCGTCGCCGACATCACTCGAGGTCCGCGTGACTTCGACCCGCGCGACGAGCATCTGCGCGGTGGCGACGGTCGGCAGCGTGTCGATGCCGAGCTTGTCGAGCGCGTCATCGTCGAGCGTGAGCGTCAAGCCCCAGGGATAGCGCGGTCCCGGCTCGGCCGCCGCGGTCGCGAGCGTCGGCCCACTCTGCGCCTTGCGCTCAGCCGCGGTCATCGCCATGTTGGTGAGTTCAGCCATGCGGTCAGCCTCCAGCCTCGAGATTCGGAATGACGCCCAGGATCGTCAGCGGCAGCGGCGCCGTCTGTTGCACGAACACGCGGCCGGCGTCGCTGCCAAACCGCGCGAACAGGGTGAGCTCGACCGAACCGGTGAAGAGATCCGCGGCCGGCTCGTGCGGCGGACGCACGTAGGGCGTGAGATGCGCCGCGTCCGGGCCCGCGGTAAAGACGCGCGCCGACGTCTCGAGGAGCAGGGACAGACTCCCCACGCGCTTTTTCTTATCGCGCAGGCTCGACCCCGCGACGTCCGGGTCGAGGGTTTCAATGTCGGCGGTAATCGGCAGGCCAGCATGCACCACGCTCGCGCCGACGGGCAGCGTGACGGCGCCGCCGGTGACGACGAACGGCCCGCGCACGATCCCGTCCGCCAGGGCGACGACGCTTTCGCCCTCGAGATGGTCGAGGCCGCCAACCGTCAACACCGGCGGCCCGGTGTAGGTCAGGCCACTATCGACAAAGAACGCATCGGTCTTGAACGCGAGGATCGTCCGCGGCTCGAGGCGTTCGATGTAGCGCACGAAGCTGCCGCCGATCGTCCGGCGCACGATCACGTAGACCGCATCGCCGGTGAGCTCGGGCACGACACAGACCTCCTCAAAGCGCCCGTGCGCGCCGGTGTCGTGCCAGTGCCAGCCCCACACGTCCTGCTCGCGCACGTAGGTCAGCCCGAGCAAGCGCCCGTCCGAGCGGACCGCCCACACAATCGAGTGCGGCACCTGCGCATAGTCGAGCGCGACGACCTGGTAGCCGTCAAACAGATGCGCCGCGAAGATCGTCAGGTCCTTGCCGCCGAGGCCCTCGACCTGCTGGTCGAACTGCAAGTCATGGATGATCGAGCCGCGCGCTTGCAGGTAGATCACGCTGTTGCCGACAATCACCGGCCGGATGTCGGCGGCGCCGACGTAGGTTTCCTGGTCGGCGGTGAGCGCGGTCGGCGTCAGCGGTTGCTTCGGCTCGCCGACCGTCCACTCGCCGGCGCCGGTCAACACGATCAGGCTCTTGAGCCCGAACAGATGTTGCACCGGGTTGTGGTTGTTGCCGGCGATCCGAAACGACAGACTGTCATCATCCTGGAGCGGCGAGGAGATCGAGAAGTTCGCGCGGAAGCCGGTGCGCGAGCCCCAAATCCCATCGGGCTCGGTGATGGTGTGCGCGAACCAGCGGCGTTGTTGATAGTCGGTGGCGACGTGCGGATAGTTCTTGACCGTCGAGAAGAGGTCCCGCGCGACCGCCGGCGTCAACGCGAAGTCGGGCGTCGCGCCGACGTCGTTAAAGGTCGCCGTCCCGGTCGCCGTGCCGAGAAAGCCATACGTGCCGTTGGCGTAGGGGTCGCTGTAGACGTAATACTCGACCGCGTCGGCGACCGCGTCCCACGTCAACACATGCGGCGCGTCCGGGGTGGGCGCCTCGATGCCGGCGGCGACGATTTGCGCGGACACCGGCCCCTCTTCATACGAGCCCGCGAGCGCCGCGGTGACGACATAGGCGAAGGTCCGCGCGCCGGCGGCGCCGCCCGGCGTCAGCGTCACACCGGTGACTTGCGGAATCGTCGCCGTCGTCACGATCGGGCGCAGCACCCACCGCGTCAGGCTGACCTGCTCGAGCTCGTAGGGCGGCTTGTTCTTGTGGGTGAGGGTGATCACGCGGCCCGACTGATACCAGTTGGGCAGGTCCGTCCCGAACGGTGACGGGAGCTCGAGCACGGTCCCCGCCGTGAAGCCATACCACCACGGCCCGTCCGGCGGCTCGACGCTGACGTGGTTCTGTTTCGCGTAGTAGATGATCCCGCCGTGCTGCACCAGGTCGCCGATGACGTAGTCGGTCGCGACGTCCCAGGCGTCCACATCGGCGAGCACGACTTCGACCGCGGCGCCGTTCTGAAAGAACCGGAGGTAGTCGGTGCCCATCTCGATCAGCAGGCTCTCGCCCGGCACTTCCGAGACGTAGCGCAGCAACTGACAGGTCGGCCCGTCCTCCTTGACGGCGTCGATGAAGCGGAACCCGGCGCGGTTGGCGACGCCGCCGTGCCGTTGCACGACGAAGTTGTGACAGCGGCGCAGGCCGGTCTGATACTTCGCCTGGTCGGCGCGGGCATAGAGCGCCGGGGCGAGCTCCCCGCCGGCGAACGCGCGCTGGATGAGACTCTGACCCATCAGTTGACCCCGTGCGCCTCGACGAGCTCACGGCCGTCCGCGCTGTGATGCACGACGACCGCGTCGGCGTCCTCCTCCTGCGTCACGGTCGGCGCACACCAGCAGGCGCGCGTCGGCTCGTGCTCGCGCAGGTCGTCGACCGGCAGGACGTGGACATCGGCCATCAGCCCTTGATTGCGAACAGCGGCTCAGCCCGCGCGGGCAGGCGCCCGACCGTGCCCTGCTGCGTCGGGTCGAACTCCCGCGCGAGCAGATGAAGCTGACGGCCTATTGATGATGCCGTCAGAGTAGGCGCGACAGAGGACCCGCGCGATCAGCCGGTTCCACGCGCGCCGCGTGAGCGTCTGCACGACGCGATCAGTCCACTCCCACATACACACCGCTCCTTCTAGTCCCGCTCGGTGATCCACGGCGCGTCCGGGCTCTGCTGATCCGGTTGCGCCTCATTCGCCGCCGCGACGCGCGCCGTGGCGATCTGCCGTTCATACATCGCCCACGCAAAGCCGACTTTGCGTTCGTCACGGGCGATCGCCGGGCCCATCTCGTGCGCCAAGCGCCAGGTGAACGCCGAGCGGAACAGCGGGTCGCCCTGACTCGCCGCGCACGACACCCGGATGGTGTATTCGAGTTGCACGTCGACCGCGGCGAGGTTGCTGTAGAGGAGCGGCCCGATCGTGTCACTGCCGACGCGGAACGGCGCCGGCACCGGGTCATAGGCCCGGCTGACGCCCACCTTGACGAAGCGCCGCGCGAACAGCATGTTGGTCGGCGCGCGGTAGCTGTATTGCCAGTCGCGGTTGACCGGCACCGTCGCCGTGCCCGCAACCAGCGTCAGCGCCGCGTAGCGCGTGGCGAACGGCCACGGGTAATCGCGCAGGGTCGCCTCGAGCGCCTCAATGTAGTGCAGCCGCGCCTGCACCGCGGCCGGCGAGAGCTCGGTCGCCAGATCGACGACCTGGAGGCTTTCGCCGAGCCGCGAGATCGCGCGGTTGACCAGCTTCGTCGACGCGACGAGACACTGGCCTTCGAAGTCCGGCGGCAGATCCCCCGGGTCCGGCCCCGGGTCGACCGGCACGCCCGGATCGTCCGGGTCGGTCGGTTCCGGATCCCACGGGCCATCGACCGGCGGGGTCGGGTCGACGGGAATAAAGACGCCGTCACAACTCCACCCGTTCTGACAGGCCTCCTCCGAGCCCGGCAGGACGAAGACGTCATAGACGATGCCGTTCGCGTTGAGCGCCACGCCGACTGTCAACTGATCGATCCCGCCGGCCGTGATGCCGGTGGCGGCGTTGGTCGAGCCGCCCATATTGACCGACTGCGTGCCGGTGAACGACGGGTCGCGCATCAGCGCCGGTCCGTTGTGCGGCGCGACCAGGGCGAAACAGGGCCGCCGGCCGCTCAGCGGGGTGAGCCCGATCGTGCGCGACGCGGCGCCGTCCCCGACGTAGCTCGTGATCGAGACGACGCGCGGCACGCCGACATCGCCGCTGCCATCGTCGCGCCGGAACGCCGCGAACGCGATTTGCTGCGCCGTCGACGTCAGCCCGTGCAGCGCCGCCTGATGCGTGAAGGCGCCGGCCGCGATCGTCAACGCACTCGCGACGTCGGCGTTACCGCCGACCGGCGTGATCGACGCCGCCGCCGCGCCCGGCCCCTTGTAGTAGAACATCGACGCGTTGTTACCGGCGACCTCGATCCATAGCTGGAGCGCGTTGGCGAGAAAGGTCGGATGCACGAGCGGCGTCGTCGCGTCGAGCGCGCCCTCATGCGTCGCCAGCGCGCCGTTGACCAGGAAGCGCATGCCGGGGTCACAGAACGCAACGTAGTGATACGTCTCGCCGAGTTGGTTGCTCTGGCTGTGGTCGCCGACGATGCGCAAGATCGTCTGCTGTTGCTGCGTGTCCTCGCCGCCGGGCGCGAACGTCGGGTCGAGCAGCGCCTGCACGAGCCCGTTCGCATGGTGCCCGTTCTCGAGCCCTTGATGCGCGCCCAGGTGCGCGCTCCACCAGCGCACGCCGCCGACGTCGAGCGTGGTCGGGCGGATCCAGATCCAATGGACCGGCGCCATAAACGGCAACTCGAGGAACGTGCCGGTGCCCACGTAGGTGCCGCTGACGATGACGACCGGCGATTGCGGGGGCGGCCCGGTATGCGCCCAGGGCGTGCGCGGATACGGCGCGTTGTGGACTGGCAGCGGCAGCGCGACGGCCGCCGCTTGACTCCCGGCCGCGACCGGAATGTCGCATTGCCCGAAGCGGCCGAGGACCTCGACGACCAGACAGAGCGTCACAGCGGTGGCCGCCGTGACGGTGCCGAGCGCTTTGTTGTGGACCACTTGCGTGATGCCCATCTTTTGCGCTTCGGTGAGCCCGCTCGGCCGCCACATCACACTCGACCACGCGAGGCTCGCCGTTTGCGTAAAGCCGGTCGTGCCGTAGCCGAGCACGCCGTCCTGGAAGGCGCCCGAGAGCATGCCTTGAATGCCGGCGACGCGGGAGCCGTAGATCGAGGCGACCGCCGCACAGATCCCGAGACTCCCCCGCGACGCATCGATCGCCGCGCCGTCCATGTGCACGCCGAGCCGGCCGCCGGCGATCGACGTGGTGAGCGACATCAACGCCCCGATCGGCGGGTGTTGCAGGAGCGTGCGCCAGCCGCCGGGGCCGGTCCAGTCGACGCCGCCGCCGGTGTCGAACTCGGTCGGCTGCACCAGCGCCATGTGCGAGCCGTTGAGCCAATCCACGCCGTCGAGCGTCGCCGGCCAGTCCGCGCACATCCAATCGTCGACGTCCAGCGAGCCGGGGAACGCGCCGCCCATGACGCTCGAGCCGTGCGTGCGCCCGGTCGTCGCCATCCCGCCGCCGCTAATCGTGACGATGTTGATGGCGAGCACGCCGTCGATATACAGCTTCGCGTTGGCCGCCGCGCCGAACTGGACCAGGACATCGATCCGATACCAGCGCTCGAGCACCAGCGCCGTGCCAGCGCTCAAGAGCGACAGGACGCCGGTGTTGCTCGCGGTCGAGAGGGTCGGTTGCCCGGTCGCCGAGAGCCCGAGCGCGAGGCCGGCTTGCGCTTCGAAGGCGTCGCACGCCTTCCAAATGGTCGTGGCCGCGGTCGGGAACGCGTGCGCGCGGATATAGAAGCGCTCCCAACTTTTGTTGGGCGTGATGCCGGCCGCATACTCGGCGACGATGTGCGTCTGCGCGGTGCCGGAGGTGCCGACGGCGAGGCCGAGCCCTTCGGTGTGCCGCGAACTTTTGCGCGCGAAATCGCCGTTGCCGCTCGAGGCGGCGCCCAAGCCGTTGCCGACGAGCTCGAACCCGTCAATCCAGCGGCGTTGACTGATCGCCGCCGGCGTGCCCCCGCCGGGAACGCCGCCCGTGGCATCGGGCGCGAGCGCGAAGGTGCCGATCCAGTAGTAATCGATCCGCTTGCCGAACAGCCAACAGATCCCGAACCACCCGCCGCTACACCGTTCGAAGGTGCGGACGTTGGTCGGGAAGTGGGCCTCGGTGCCGAACCAGTCCGACTGGATGCTCGGATACACCACCGGGTCGGTGCGGCCCAACTTCGGCGCGGCATAGAGGACCGCCGCCTCGTCGGGCGCCATCACGATCCGGCCGATCTGCCCGCCGGCATGCGGCAGACTCTGGAGCTCGGCGAGCACCGCCGGGTCGGTCAGGTAGATCGTGTAGCCGAGATATTCTTTTTTGTTCGCCATCGGTCAGCCCCCGCCCGCGCCGGCGACGCGCCCCTCCCAAGGAACGCGACGCCGGCCCGCTGTCACTGCTGTGGGGTGAGCCTAGTCGTCGCCGAGCACGGCCGCGTCGCCCGTCGCCCCGGCCGGCTTGCCGCCCAGGCGCGCGGCGAGGATCTCGTCGTGCTCCTGTCGGATGCGCTCCTGCGCACTCATCGCCCGCTCGGGCGTATCCGCCGCGACCGTCTCCATCCACTTCGGATTGAATTGCGCCTCAGCGGGCAGGGTCGTGTCGGGCACTTCCTCGGTGACCCGATGTTCGACCAGCGTGCCCTTGGTGAGTTTGGGCTCGCCCTCTTTGTCGGTGACGACCGCCGTGAACGTGCCGGTGCGCGGGTAGAGCGTGAAGACGTCGCCGACGCGGCGCCGCACATCGCCATAGAAGCCGACCGCGATCGCGCGCACCTTGATCGTGCCGCCGTTGACCGCGGCGCCGGCCGCGGGAAGTTTTTTTGCCATCGCTCAGATCCTCCACTCGCTGATGTTGCCGCGCCGCCTCGTGGACGGCGCGGCCAGAAACGAACGGCCGGCGCTAGACGACGTAGCCCTTCGCGTAGGCGCGCGGCAGAATCGAGAACAGATGGAACATGGTCAGCCAGGCGTCGGCCGAGATCGTGCCGGCGGCCGTGGTGAGGCGCACGCCGAGA